TCAGGCCTCCTCAACGTCGTGATACTCTTCGCACGCCTGCAGCGTGTTCTGGATCAGGGTGGCGACGGTCATCGGGCCAACGCCGCCGGGAACCGGGGTGATGTAGGACGCGCGTTCGGCGGCATCTTCATACACCACGTCGCCGACCACTTTGCCGCTTTCCAGACGGTTGATGCCGACATCGACCACAATCGCCCCTTCTTTAATCCACTCGCCAGGAATAAAGCCCGGTTTGCCCACCGCGACGATCAGCAGGTCGGCGTTTTCGACATGATGGCGCAGGTTTTTTGTAAAGCGGTGGGTGACGGTGGTGGTGCAACCGGCCAGCAGCAGCTCCATGCTCATCGGGCGACCGACGATATTGGAGGCGCCAATGACCACCGCATTGAGGCCGTAGGTGTCGATATTGTAGCGTTCCAGCAAGGTCACGATACCGCGCGGAGTGCACGGACGCAGGCGCGGCGCGCGCTGGCACAGGCGGCCAACGTTGTAAGGATGGAAGCCGTCGACGTCTTTATCCGGCGCGATGCGCTCGAGAACTTTGACGTTATCGATCCCTGCCGGCAGGGGCAGCTGAACCAGAATACCGTCGATGGTCTTATCGGCATTCAGAGTGTCGATAAGCTCCAGCAGCTCGGCTTCGCTGGTGGTTTCCGGGAGATCGTAAGAGCGGGAGACGAAGCCCACTTCTTCACATGCTTTGCGCTTGCTGCCGACATAAATCTGCGAGGCCGGGTTGCTGCCGACCAGCACCACGGCCAGCCCAGGGGCGCGTTTTCCGGCCGCAACGCGAGCCTTCACTTTTTCCGCAACCTCAGAGCGTACCTGCTGCGCAATCGTTTTACCGTCAATAATTTTTGCTGCCATCAGAGAGAGGATTCCATCTGTATCTTTACGAAAGGGGGATGAGGATATTTTGTCAGAAGCGGGCCTCGCTGTCAGTCCTCGTTTGCTGTTTTATCCTGTCTGAGGCTAATTTAGCCTGTTATGACCATGGTTATTACATGGTTATTGGTGCGTTGCGCCTGGCCACTGAGTCGATTTACGCGCGCATGAGCCCCAGCGGTATGCTTCTTGTACAGTTGGTGGGGGATATTTCGCCAGCGTCGTATAAGCCCGCAGTTTCCTGGCAAAATGGATTGACTCAACCGACGTGGACCGTATAATTCCACGCGTTTCACTCCGCGAAGCACTCGCTTCTCAGGGCGCCCTTAGCTCAGCTGGATAGAGCAACGGCCTTCTAAGCCGTAGGTCACAGGTTCGAATCCTGTAGGGCGTACCATTAAGAAACAAGCACTTACGCAAGTTTCAAACCAGCCTGATTTCCTCCTTGTGTCGTATTTGTGTCGCTAGCGCCAAAAATGGCGTCAATTTTCCGTGCATGTTCGGTCAGGTGGTTCGGTGCCAGGTGAGCATAACGACGCACCATCTCGATGCTTTCCCATCCTCCCATTTCCTGTAAAACAGAAAGCGGGACGCCGGACTGGATCAGCCAACTCGCCCAGGTGTGCCGAAGGTCGTGAAAACGGAAATCCTCGATCCCCGCTTTTTTCAACCCGGCGCGCCAGGCGTTATTGTCATCCACCCGCATTTTTCTAACTGCGGGCGTTAGTGTTCCATCCGGGCGATGTTTTGCCGTGGTGTGAACGAACACCCATCGGGAGTGCTTCCCTATCTGATCCCTTAATACCCTGCATGCGGTATCATTCAGAGCTACGCCTATCGCCTTGCCCGCTTTTGCGTTCTCCGGATTTACCCATGCAACCTTTCTCTGCATATCGACCTGCTGCCACTCAAGCCCGATGATGTTTGAGCGGCGCAGGCCGGTTGCCAGTGCAAATATCACCACTGGCTTAATGCTCTCCGGCATGCACTCGATCAACCGCTCAGCTTCTTCTCTGGTCAGCCACCGTATCCGCTTACTGATCGGCTTGCGGGTTTTGATAACAGGGGCTGTTTTTATCCAGCCCCAGTCATTCGCCGCGGCCCTGAGAAGGGAGCGAATGAAGGAAAGGTGTTGAGCCTTCGTAGCCTGCGAAACCTGCCGTGGTTTGTACTCCGGAACCGGCTTTCCCTTCCTCATCGCGGCATCACGCTTACTCTCCCAGACCTGCAGGTGTTTACGGTTGATCATCCCGTTAACGGCTTCGTGAACTTCCTCCGCCGTTATCTTCGAGACATCACGGCCGGAAAAATGCTGCAGCCAAAACTCAATTTTGGTTTTGTCATCATCCAGCGATCGCTTATGGTCCTTTTCCCGCAACCACCGGATACAGCATTCTTCGAAGGTTCTGACGGGCAGATCGCCGATCTGGTCAACCCGCCACGCTTCCGCCTTCAGCTTGTCGTGGAGCTCCTGAGCCTGCTTTTTGTCCCCCGTGCCAAGAGATCGCCTAACTCTTTTTCCTGACGGCGTAAAGAAATGACAGTGCCACACGCCGCCCCTGAGGGTGATTGACATAAAACTTCTCCTTTATGTTCACCCGCGTTCGCGATGACAGGATCGCGCGGGGTTTTCAAATATGCAATACACGCAGCCTCGGTCGTTCTGTACTTATTGCCGACCTTGCGGCCGGCGAGCTCCCCAGACTCAATCAGGCGGTAGATCACCCGCGCCGACACGATGAGCAAATCGGCGGCCTGCTGTGCTGTAATCGGTCTATCAGATGCCATATCACCTCCGATGCTTACCGCGTAATTCCTCTTCTTCTTGGCAATCAGCGCAGCGCTGACAGCCCGCCACCAGTTCCCTGCGCCGCTCGGGTATCTCTTCCCCGCAGTCGCGGCAGTGAGTAGCTGAAACCGCCGAATGGTTGATGCGCATGTTCTGGATGGTCATTTCCAGCCGGCGCTCTGCCAGCTCGTTGGCCTGATCGATGATTTCTGCGCTCATGCTGCACGCTCCAGTTCTGCGAGCCCGCCACGTACCGCGTCAATGATGCGTTCGAGATATTGATAATTGTGGTTTGGCACTGCCGGCCATTTTGCATACCACGGATCATCACCAAGCAGACCAGGCAACTTATTACCGATGCGACAATCGCAGCAGCTTTCCTTCACATCCTCAGCGTTTTCTGCCTCCACCCACATATCCCTGGCCTCCTCAGCATCGATTTCCTGCTGACGCCGGAGTTTGATGATTTCACCCTTTACAAATTCAAGGTTGGCGTCGTTATCATCATCAACTGTGCTTTGCAGTTGCGGGTCGAAATAGCCGATAAGGTAGTCATTGCTGACACGCTTAATGAACTCCTGAACGTTGTCTCCGCCCATAGCAAACCAGGCACCGGTCCACGCCTTTCCGAAGCAGGTTACAGTGATGCGTCCCTTCCCTGGCTCGTAGTTTTCAATCATCACCCTGACAGGGTCGAGGCGTTCAACATCGGAAATGGTAAGTGCCAGAACATCGCTTTTTTCTACCTTCATGATTCCACTCCATACCGGCCATTCATGCGGCCAATAACACTGACAAATTTCACCAGGCTGACACCCATCGGCCGGACCTTCTCGTAGTGCTTGCGAAGGATGGGGGGGCATACAGCGTTCCACTTCGGTTTAGGCTTTACGCTCATCGCTTTGGTTATCTCTTCTGCGCAGCGACGAGCCTGGGCGCGGAGAGCGTTTTCCTTTTCTTCTGGCGTCATGCTGCCTCCGTCGATTTTTTGAAGGAGTAAGCGATCCGCGCGGAAGCAATGGTTACGTAATCCGGGTTCAGGTCGATTCCGATGAAGTTAAAACCCTCCTCAATGGCAGACCGGCCAGTACTCCCGCTTCCCATCCACGGATCAAGCACGGTTCCACCTGGTGGGGTTATTAGTCGGCAGAGATAGCTCATCAGAGCGATCGGCTTAACGGTAGGGTGGTTGTTCTTAGCGCCATTTGTACGCCCGGCACCGGCCCGAGGGTCGTTAATGCCGACGCTTCCCTCTTTACGGCCGCCGGTCATATCGCTGGCTGATGTCGCTATGAATCGCTCGAGGCCTTCGTCGCGCTCCTTCGGTTTGACCTTGGCGCAGTAGAAGAAGCGGGCGGCGCTTTTTTCACTTTCAACCCTGGCAGCATGCGCCTTTGGCGGCGCCATATCTCCATATCGACCCTGAGATGGTCGTGCGCGTCCGGTTTCCTTCAAATCCCCTTGCTGTCCTTTCGCATCCGGAAATGCCGACACGACAGCTTCGCTACCGTCATGAATGATGTTTGCTGGCCAGCGTCCTTCCGGAGCCTGCTCGTAGTCGGCAACCGGTTCGGTACCGTCACGCTGATGCGAAAGCAGGCCGCCGGCACCTCCATTAAGCGCCTCATCGGTCGGTATCCGGCAGGCGTCGATATTGATTGCTCCGGTACCGTGCTCGTTCATGTTGGCTGACACGGTTTGCTTGAATGGCTTTCGAGCCATTACGATCGGTTCATGCGCAGGCTTCAGCGCCGTTCCCCAACCATCAAAATCACCATCAAGGTTATGTGACTTAGGGAAGCCGCTACCGTAAATCCATAGGATTTGATCCCTGATTTCGAAGCCGGCATCCTCAGCGTTAACAACAAGTCGGTGATAGGTCCGTGATCCACCAAATGCCAGCAGGTGTCCACCAGGTTTGAGAACGCGCAGACATTCCCGCCACTGGTCGACGGTCGGGACGTCGTAATCCCATTTATGGTTCATGAAGCTCAGCCCATATGGAGGATCTGTAACGATGGCATCGACTGAGTTATCCGGCAGCGTCTTGAGAACTTCTTCACAGCGTCCGACATGTAATTGATATGTCATTGCGCACCTCTTTTCGTGTCCAGCTCTTCAGCCAGCCTCTGAGCCTTTAAAGGGTTTCTTACCACTTCACCCCATGGCATTAGCCAGCCACGATGAAGGACGGAGTACATGCACTTCACTTTTCCTACGGTTATGGTGTCGCGGTAATGTTTCATTCGAGCTCCAGTATCATTCGCTTAGTCTCTGCCACAAGGGACAGGAACTCATTCCTTCTCGCGCGAAGGCGGGCTATCTCTGATTGGCACTCAGCGGCCGTCAGACGGTAAACAATGAGTTGCTTTCCTTCAGGGAAATCAGAGCAGTAGCTGATGAAGTCAACCCAATCCCGGCCAGAGCAATCAAGGTGGCCGATTAGTTGCCATCTGTATGCCGGATCGAAGGAGCCGCGGGTGAGGGTGGCGTAGTGAGTAGCGGCAATTACCGACTTAATCTCAATCAACCCATCCCGGCCTACGAGTCCGTCGGGACTATCCCCATACGTCTCGTGATCAAAGAAACCGCCGTTATCCACGTCGACGAAGTTCATCTCTTCGTACAGCATGCGAGCGATTGGCTCCTGTTCGTGGCCGCGCTCCATATGGTCGTTTGTGAAGCCAAACTCAGACTTGCACCCTTTAATCTGCTCAAGAGCTAACTGAAGCGCATAACGCTTGGCTGGCTCACCAAACGCCTTGCCATCGTTAGCCATAATCAAGCCGAAGTTTGAAGCGGTAGCCTTCCCCAGGCGAAGAGCATCCCACTCTTCCCCGTTTTGCTCGACGTCATGCCAGATCATGCTGAGCACTCCTGTTCCAGTTGGCGGCGATGCTCTGGAGAAATGTCCATTCTCGCCAGCACTGCATCCAGGTTGCCATCGCGCTTGAAGGCGGCCTTAGCGTTATTCCATGCCTGCGTTTTTTCCGGCGAAAGCACAGGTTTTGAAACGCGCGCTGGGCTTAAGCGGAGACCTTCAACCGATTCCTTTCCGAACCTGACATTTTTATCGACGTAAACAGTGACTTTCACGCCGACCCAATCCTCAAGGAATGGCGATCCGGTAATGTTTTTCAGCATCTTGCTGTTGGTGGCATTCAGGATCATTGGCTTAAGCTTTTCGCCAGGGCGCAACTCGCGCTCTTCAAAATAAGCGGTGTTAAAAACGTCCTTAGTTTTTTTGGTTTTGTCGCTTTCTAATGTTGCCCGGGCGATCGTCAGCACCGTAGGTTCAACGATGTCGGCACTGCTCAGATAGGGAGAGTCAAAAGCTTTTCGGTAGTGAGTTTTAGATTCAGACATTTCATGCATCCTTAAAACGGGCAGCCTGTGCGGTGATCCCAGTCGTATTCCGCCTGGGCGTAAGCTACTGCCGAAATGAGATTGTTATATGCCTCGCCAACTGCATCGCTGCGGAGGCCTTCGTATGGGCTTTTGTCCATAGGTACAGAGAAGCGGAACAGGCCTGACGGCTCTTTCGGCAGGGCGTCGATAATTTCCTGCGCCCGATCGTCAATCCACTTTTGCTTCTCTTCGGTGAGCGACTGTTCAGCCCATTTCCGTTCTTCGATAGCGTCGTATGCGCGGTATGCGTTCATAGCTCGCTCCTGAAATTTGGTTGTGAAACGCCCGGCACCGTATTGGCTGCCTGATAGCTCAGTTAAATTCTTCGTTTCGATTACCGGCTGAGACCTTGTCCCAACCCGTTCAGATAAACTTCAACCAGCAAGTCGGTTGTGTAAGTCCGCTCAATCCCGCGATGCAGGTACAGGCGGCCGCGTTTATTTGCTGATGCTGTCCAGGTGCTTTCCCGATGCTTAACCAGCATCCCTGGGAGAACGGCGCCGCGGTTAACGGTCTGTGTCCCGTAATGATGACTAACCATTGAACACCCCCGTGAAATGCATAATTTCGACAGCCAGACCAGCCCAGAAAACCACACCAATGGCCAGCGCGATAACCAGTGAACGAATGCCGTTTCTGCTCATACCGCACCCCAGCACTGAACGCTTACGAATGCGACCAAAGCCAACAACAGTGCCACCTTCACCTTGAATCTGTTCCACGCAGGAACCTCATGTTCTCGGATCATCTCTTCACCTTTGCCTTATCGCGGCTAACGGGACGTTTTGACTTCACCCCGGCGTTGCCGGTGTTGTTTGGATGAGTTAATTTAAAACCATAGTTGTTTTATAGTCAACAACAATAGTTGTTTAAATGACTGTAATGGTTTTATTTGGTTGTTTTTATTGGTTATTTATTTTTGTAAAGCATGCTGGTAAGCTCAAAAAAACGCCAAAGAGGGCAGCGCCATGTCGAATGAGGATGAGTTTTTCGCAGAAATGCACCCGCGGATAGCGCAGATTATCGGGATGGCGGTTATGCAGCTGCTGGTTGAGAAGCGCGAGCCATCAAGAGAGGCGCTGATAGAGATGATTCAGGTGTTGTGGCAGGGTGACCAGGTAGATCTGCCTGTAGAGCTGGCACTGGATGTGCTGATGCTGAGGGAAGAGTAGGGCAATAAAAACCCGGCGCGGTGGCCGGGTTGATGAGTTAAAAATACCGCTCGCTAGACGGTTGGGAGCGGGGGGATTAACGCTCCGTTTCCAGTGCATCTACAATCGGTTGAAGCACAGCATCGAGATCATCTTCACTCATACAATTTTTAGCCCAAGACGAACACATGGCATGCCATAGTATTTCAGAACCTACGTTTAAAGAATTTGCTGCTGCCCTTGGCCATCCATGGTGATCAGCATTGCTCATTGAAGAGTTTAATGCATCAATTGTTTCTGCTGGCTCGCGGCCAATTTTCTCTGAAACATTAGGCCAACCTTTTTCCTGTAATGCGTTGAATACAACTACTTCAGGTGCGTCATCTCCTGGTAAAATAGTGCATCCGACCGCAGGGGATTGGTCGCCATCAAGATAAACAACCGTAGACCTAGGAAATCTCTTGTTATGCGCCATTTGTCCTAAAGCCATTCCAACGCTAGCAGTGCCAAATGGGATGATCATCACTCGCGATAAAAGCTCTCTTTCTTTGGAACTTGCTATTACTTCAGAAACGAGCGTTTTGGCTATTACATCTTCGACATATAAATCACATTCAGGATGGTTTTCTTCATCCATCTTAGTCATTGCAAACTCAGGGCTTACACCACTGACCGCAGTCTTTCCCTCAATTCCATTCATGAGGTAAATCCTTGCTTCAGGTGGTAATTCAGAAAGTATGTATGGTGAATGGGTCGTAATGAGAATCTGTAACTCTCTTTCCCTAGCTAAATTTGCTAAATCGCGCATTAATCTTCTTTGGGCTCTTGGGTGTAATGAAGTCTCAATTTCATCAATAAGAATTAATCCGTATTTAGGATAATCTACGGCAATTAACTCTGTTGCGGTAATCTCGCCAGCTCCTTGGTGAAATCCAGAATACCTAGCTCCTTCATTTGAAATAACAGTTACAGGACGTTTAGCATCTATGGTTGTTGTGGACAACCCTGCTGCTGTATAGCTTTTCCCAATGATATTACGCAGCCTCTCCAAGCGCTCATTATCAAAAGCTTCATGAGCCTGCTCTGTCGAACCTCCCTTAAGTAATTTTAAGTAACCAAGTCGCGCATTAACAGGCTGAAGCCTACTTAAATCAACATACTCGACTCTTCGATCAGGTCGCTCAGGATTTCCTATCCAGCGATTTGTTGGTTTTCTAATCGATTTTACTACTGAATTATTACCTTCGCGATAAGAATATCGTATATAAGCGCTTTGGATTTTTTCGAATGGCGTATCTGGAAAATAAAAAGAAGCGAACCTTTTCTTTTTATCTTTGTAGACAGATGCAGCACACTGAAGAACAGTGCTCTTTCCAGAACCATTCTCACCTACTAAAGCTACTATAGGAAACTGGATGTCAACTCTTTGTCCTGACCAGCCCCTTATTCCCTTTATTTCAAGCCACTCAAGACGTTTAGGCCAAGAAGTTCCAGTTTTCCACTTATTTATAAGCTTTCTCATTTCTTTTGATATAGCCATAGTTAAACTCGGTCCTTATGCCTAAAATATAAATAATATGTGACGGGAAAAATCACCCAAACATCTCATCAGTCCGCTGGCTGGCTACCCATGCTTCCTGTACGTCTTTGGCATTACCAAAAACACATCGAACTACCGGTCTGGCTCACTCAAAGTCATCCCGCTCATCCTTCCGCTTGAAGAAGATCTTATCCAGCCTGAGCACTATCCCAACCAGTCCGATAATCAGCAAAGTAATGAGTATTGGGATAATCAGATCAGACATGCTTCCTCTGCGTGCTAAGGCTTTACCCATGCTTCCTGTACGTCTGCGGCATGCTGCCGATCACCTTGCCGAACACGAACACCCGGTTCATCTCGTCTTTTTCGATCGGGTCCCAGGCTGCATAGCTCTTGTTATCTGAGATAACCAGCAGCTTGTCCTTCATCTTCTGCAGGCGCTTCACGTGAGCAGTGTCGTCGTACAGGAACGCGTATATCCCGTCGCCGTCGAAGCTCTTAACGCTGATGTCGACGAACAGCAGATCACCCGGCTCAATCGTGCCGGACATGCTGTCACCCCGGACGTTGATGATCCGGATGTTCTCAGCCTTACGCCCATCGAACATGTGGCGCGCTTCCGCTGGCGCATATTCAACGGAGTGGAGAATCTCCACGAACTCCTGATTCACAATGCCCGGGCCGGCACTGACGGCCAGATCCAAAATGTCGACCCTGAACACATCATGATTTATGTGTGATGGCTTCTTATCATCGTCACCATCAGCTCTCATGGCGCCAGTTCCCGAAGAAAGCCACTCAGGTCTCACCCTTAAAGCCTTGGCTATATCGAGCAATTTTGTGGTCTGAGCAGCCCTTCCAGTTTCAATCTTCTGGATCGCAGCCTGACTAACTCCAACAGCATCTCCCAGAGTCTTCTGGGTCATGCTGGCAGCCTTTCTGGCTTCTCTTAATCGTTCTGCAAGTGTCGTTTTCATCCTCTCAATTTACAACCATGGTTTTATAGCGGCAAACGAAAATGGTTGTTGACTAAATACAACTAAGGTTTTATTCTTTGTTTGTATTTACTACGGAGGTTGTCATGAACCCAACCATTAAAACCGCAATTAATATTGTCGGCTCTCAGAAAAAGCTTGGTGAAGCCTGCGATGTTTCTCAGCAGGCGGTTTACAAGTGGCTCCACAACAAGGCAAAGGTTTCGCCTGAACATGTAAACAGCATCGTAAATGCAACTAATGGGGAGGTTCAGGCGCATCAAATTAGACCAGACCTTCCAAAGCTATTCCCTTCTCCGAAGGGCGTTCCGGCCGCCTAACCAGCGGCCTTTCAATCAACACCAGAGGAAGTATCACAAATGGAGAGTTCAACGACACGCAACAAAGTGGAGGCTCGCAGGATAGAAAGCTGGTTACACAGCCAGATAGCTGAACTGGGAACCACGAATATCGCCAAAGTGGCCGGAGTGAATAAGTCGACGGTGAGTCGCTGGCGGGAAAGCCTGCTGCCGAACATGTCGCTGCTGCTGGCCATCCTGATTTCTAACAGACCGGGAGAGAAAGGTGACTTTGAAGCATAAGTGGGAACAGAAAGGCGAAAGCCGCAGTGCGCTAACACTAACGGCTTTCAGGTGCAAAAACGAAGAGGTAATTGCGAGGTAATTATGCCTGGTAAATCTGTAAGAGTAAACAATCCGGAGGTAGCACGTGAGCATGTCACTTATGGCGAAAGCAATGGGGGTCAAAGTGGGAAACTCACTGCGTAAGCTCGTTCTTATCAAGCTGGCCGACAATGCCAACGACAAGGGCGAATGCTGGCCTTCGTATCAACATATTGCCGACCAGTGCGAATGCAGCAAATCCGCTGTTCGCAATCATATTGATGCGCTTGAGGATATGGGGCTTCTCAAGCGTGAAAATCGCGTTGGGGTTAACAACGGGAAGGGTAATACATCCAACGTGTATTATCTGAACCTTGATGCTACCCCTATGCCATCAAAAAGCACAGGGGTATGCCATGAAATAGCACCCCCTATGCCATCTGATGGCACACCCCCTATGCCACCAGATGGCACCAGAACCAGTCACTCTTTTGAACCAGTCACTGAACCAGACTCTCTCTCTGCGCGAGGGCGGTTTATCAGCGAGGCTGCAAAGCGACGGATCGGGATTTCACCCAACGGGGAGATACCTTTCCCTCCTGCCTTCAAGCCATCGGCAGATCACATTGCGATTGCCTCGGAGAAAGGGATCAACATTGAAACCGAGTTGCTGAACTTTCGTGATTATCACCAGGCCCGCGGCACAAAGCTGATCGACTGGAACTCGGCATTCCGGGTATGGCTCAGGAACGCGAGAGTTAATCCGCTTTCCGGGCGCCAGAGAAGCGAACCTGATTCCCCACACTGGAACAGCCCTGAAGGCTGGAAGGACTTCATATGACCGCTCAGCTTATGACCGCGATCAGCAATCGCGATGGTGATGCGCTGGCCAGAATGGCCGCAGGTAGCACGGAGCCGCAGAGGCTTCTCGATTTCGAAGCTGAAAGGCTGGTTGACTCCCTGTTCCGTCAGCTGAAGCAGATCTTCCCGGCGTCAACGCAAACCAATCTGCGCACCGATGCCGAAGAGAAGACAGCGAAGCGCCAGTGGATTGCAGCTTTTGCCGAAAACGGGATCCGCACCCGCGAGCAGTTATCCGCCGGAGTGCGACATGCGAGAGCCAGCGAATCGCCGTTCTGGCCATCGCCGGGCCAGTTCATCAAGTGGTGCAAGGACAGCGGCACCGTGCTGGGAGTGACTCTTGTCGACGTGATGAACGAGTTCCACCGCTACAGCCGTGAAAAAGGGCTGCATACCGGCGGTGCTGAGCGCTTCCCGTGGTCTCACCCTGTCATGTACTGGGTTGTTACCGATACCCGGCGAGCAATGTACCAGCGCCAGCTCAGCGAGGCAGAAACCGAGAAATATGCCGCTAAAAAGCTGGAAGACTGGGCGCTGAAAGTCGCCGCCGGAGAACAAATACCGTCGCCGGTACTGGCTCTGGAGAACAACCAGGAAGCTATTCCGACAAGCCATGTCAGCCGTCAGCAGGGTTTTCACCCTGAAGGCAAAAGCTTCGGATGTATGCCAAGCGCGGCATCGCTCGGTGCGTTAACTCCGGCTCAGTGGCTGCGGGATGAATACCTGCGCGGGAAAGAGAGAGGGCTTATCTGATGAAAAAGAACTCTGGCAAACAAGCTGTAATCAATTACGTCGGCCAGCATCCTGGCTGCAGCTTTCGGGATATCCGCCGCGGTACCGGGCTTGACTCTTCAGTGGTCAATTCCTCCCTGTGGCAGATGCACCGTGACGGCCAGGTTAAGCGTGAAGGTGAGTGCAGGAGCTACCGATACACCCTGATCGACACGACAGCCGTAACCGAAAGCGATCCGTCTGTTCAGTATCGCCAGCGTCCTGACGGCGCAAACCCAATGACCAAACTGTTTAACTATTGCCTGGCGGGAGTAAGAAAATGAAAAACGAAGTCGAACAGATTGCACAGCAAAACGATATGAGCATTGAATTCGTAACCTGGTTCTTTAACGAGAAGAAGGTGGGGTGCGGGAATGTCTGGTTCATGATGATGGCTGCAATGTGGGAGGGCTGGAAAGGTCGTAGCATCGAAATGGATAAGCTGGCTGCGGAGAATGTGGCGCTGAAGGCTGCATTCAACAAACCAGATGCATGGTTGTCCTGCCATTCTATTCCGCCGACATATCAAGAGCCAGATCGCGGTGGTGAGTATCTTGCAGTGCATGAGCAGCCAGGCGAGAAAAACGATGACGGCAGTGATTCCTGGCCTGTTTACGCCAAGCCTGAAATCGAAACCCCCGCCACCGATCGCATCGTAGCCGGGATTAAGGCTGATGGGGTGGAGGAGTTCGCGGCAAAACTTCGAATTCCTGGTGATGACCAGTTTTTTGACGCTTTAGCAAAATGGGTTGCACTTGCTGCTGATGATTTCGCCAAGCAGCTGCGCGAGGGGGCCGACAAATGAGCATCGCCACTTATCTCAATACCGGTCTAGCCCTTCTGGGGTGGGTATACATCATGTTCAAAACAGGCCAGTGGATTACAAAAAATGCCCTGAGGCAGTGGGACAAGCGTCGTAAGGAATCTCGCCGCCAGAAAGCTGTGAATGAGTTTTATGACGCCTTTGAGCTTAACAGCCTGGAGCCTGGCTCTACCGTTCGCGTGGCCACTAAAGGCGACCTGACAATCATGATGTTCCGCAGCGAGGGAAAGGCTAATGACTGATATCACCGAACTGGCGCAGAGAGCCAGAATCAACGCTGAATGTGGCGAGTATCTTTCCCCGGCGGAGACCTTGGAGCTGGTAGAGGCACTGGAATCAGAGAAACGTATTTGCGCAACGTGGAGAAAAACAGCTAATTCGACCGGTGAAAAGCTGGAGAAGGCGCAGGCCATCAACGCAGCAGCCGAAAAGCTGGTCCGCTGCAAAGGTCGCTATCACAGCGAGCAGAACTACCGATCACTGGCGGCGCTTTTTGGTGTGACAACTCCAGACCTGCCGCCGCTGGAGCATGAAAACGTCCATTATGCCGATGCTGCAGAGATGGAGATCGCAGCACTGCGCCAGAGCATCGCCGAGCTGGAGTCCCGCACCGTGAAGCTGCCAGACTTACGGCAGATTGTATCTGGGGACAGATATGTCTGGTCTGATGGTGTTTATAACTACAGCCAGGACGTAAAGGTAGCGCTGGCCGCCGCTGGCATCAAGGTGGAGGTTGAGTGATGGCACTGACACACGATGAGCTTTGCCAGATAGCCTATCAATTCCTCAAACGGAACGGCTTCAAAGTCTGCTTTCACGATCGCTTTGTCGCTGTCACCAGCACCGGTGAGCAGCCAGACGCGATGGGGTTCAGGAATTTCGCATCCTGCCTGATAGAGGCGAAGTGCTCCCGTGCAGACCTGCTTGCAGACAGGAAGAAGCGCTTCCGTCAGCGCCCGGAGCTTGGCATGGGTGACTGGCGATTCTTTATCAGCGAGCCGGGGATTATCTCTGTCGAAGACCTTCCGCCAGGCTGGGGGTTACTGCATATAGTCAATGGAAAGGTTCGAAAGGTTCACGGATGGCCACAGGGAAACTGTTGCTGGGGAAACGCAGAGGATAAGCCATTCACCGGCAATAAGCAGGTCGAATGCGATTACATGCTGTCAGCACTGCGTTGGATGGAACTGAGAGGCCATCTAAATGAGATTTATGACGGCGTGATAGTTAACCGGGCAGCAGAAGGAGCCAACCAATGACCAGCAAATTAACCAGAGAGCGCATTGAGCTAATCGCTAACTTTCATCGTGCAATGGCACTGCCGCCGTCTCACGCTGAAATTGAAGAATTGGCCCGCATGGCGCTGGCAGCAATGGACAGCGAGCCGGTGACTGTTGTTGGCGATGATGGAGGGGATGCGCTTTCTTATCGCCGCCTTATCCAGTCCTTTGAGCCTGGCACTAAGCTCTATCGCCACGCGCAGCCAGCGGCGGAACGTGAGCAGGTACGCAGTGCGCATGCCGAGTGGTCACAGGCAACTTTCGGTAATGTCGGCCCGGTTGGCCCGCTGAAGCATCTCAGCAAAGAAGCACTGGAAGCCGCTGAACAGCCCGGCGACCTGTCAGAATGGGCTGATATGCAGTTCCTGCTGTGGGACGCCCAGCGCCGGGCTGGTATTACAGATGAGCAGATTACTCAGGCGATGATCGAAAAGCTGGCGGTAAACAAACAGCGTGAGTGGCCGGAGCCGAAAGACGGAGAGCCAAGACTGCATTTGAAATAATAGCTACCTTTAACTTTTAAATTTACACATTTAGTGGTTGTATCTTTTTCCAGCAAGTAGTTAAATTAGTTTATCCCCGCGAGAGATCCGAAAAGGAGGGCCCAATTTTGTCCGAGTTTTTGTATTCCCCCGCATGCCACTGTAGAGCGCAACATCTGAGTGTCTGACCAGGGGATGAATCAAGATTGGATAGTGGGAAGAGAGTGGAGACGGCGGCAGGGCCAAAGTCTACCGGTTCACCCAGAGGGTGTTCAGCTCTTGCCTTTGATGTTGCGATTGAAGGTTAATACACGAAAAACTGAGAGGTCAGACAACCAACTTGCCAGAGGAGCATCTCCTGCGTGATGCTTGAGAGCCAACCGAAAGCAATGCGAAAAAGCATAAACTCGGTCTTCCAGTCGACTACAAGAAACCGCCTACCGGCGGTTTTTTTTCATCATTTTTATTGTTTCTAATATGTTTTTAATTGGTGAGTTAATGGATAACAGTTTCATAACGAAAGAATTGGGTGAGCGTAACCCATATCCTAAAGAACTTTATGAAATATCTATGAAGTTTACTATGGCATTTTATTATTGCGAAGATCATTTCTTTTCTAGGCGTTGCAGTATTCGCGAAAGTGATACATACAGCAATCGCATCCTGAGTATAGTTGAAGACGAATGCAGCCCAGTGATCACCGAGACTTTTAAATTTTTCCAAGGAAGATACATGGAAGGGGAAATGGCTCGACATCGATTGTATGCCTTAACCATGCAAGAGGAAGGGGGCGATCTTACTGGATTAGCTGAAGCTATTTATAGAAATTTGGAAAACTCTGATGGAGATATTCATGCAATGTTGTCAGTGTGTTTAAAGGTTATTATCAGATTGCGACATAATCTTTTACACGATAACAAGTATGAAGCAATGATTGGCGAGCCTGAAGAGCAAAAGATATTGATCAATAGAGGATATATGTTGCTGTCAAGTCTACTATTCGCAAGAAATACAAAGCTTGCAGTTGTGTAA